CAGACTAGCGGCGAGTGGGCTAGTGGCGGTTTATTTGGGCAGCAGCTATTTGCCAAAGGCGGCAAGTATATAACGCTCACTGAGGGCGAGTATGACGCGCTTGCGGCGTATCAGATGATGGGCAGCACGTATCCTGTTGTGAGTATACGCAACGGCGCAGGCAGCGCTTTAAAGGACTGCAAAAAGCACTACGAATGGCTAGACAGCTTCGAGACTATTGTTATCTGCTTTGACGCTGACGAGCAAGGCGTGAAGGCTGCTGACGAGGTTGGGCAGCTGTTCGGCGGCAAAGCTAAGATTATGAAGCACGCCAAGGACTATAAAGACGCTTGCGACTATTTAGCTGAGAATGATTCGCAGGTATTTACCAAGCGTTTCTACGGTGCTGAGAAGTTCGTGCCTGACGGCATAGTTTTAGCGTCTACGCTGTGGGACGAAGTTAACACGCCTATGGAGGTTGCAGAGGTTACTTATCCATTCAATGGCATCAACGACCTGACCTACGGCATTAGACCCGCTGAGCTTGTCACAGTGACGGCAGGAAGTGGACTAGGCAAGTCGCAGTTCGTCCGTGAAGTGGTGTGGCAGGTGTTGCAGAAGTCTAGTCACAACATTGGGCTGCTGTTCTTGGAGGAAAGCATACGCAAGACAGGCTTGTCGCTTATGTCTCTAGCAGCAAACAAGCAACTACACCTACCAACAACGGTAAGCACTGAAGAGGAACGCAGAGCAGCCTTTGACAAGACACTAGCCAATGATCGCCTGTACCTGTTAGACCACTTCGGTTCAACTGATGTAGACAACATTGTCGGGCGTGTGCGCTACATGGCAAAGGCTTTAGACTGTCGCTACGTCTTTCTTGACCACGTTTCCATTGTTGTGTCGGCACAGTCCAACCTTGACGAGCGCAAGGCTTTGGATGAGATAATGACTAAGCTGCGTATGCTTGTGCAGGAGACAGGTATAGCGTTGTTCGTTGTTAGTCATTTGCGTAGGCCTGAGAACAAAGGACACGAAGAAGGCGCGGCAACGTCTCTGTCGCAGCTGCGAGGTAGTGCGTCAATAGCACAGCTTAGTGATATAGTGTTAGGGCTTGAGCGTGACGGACAGGCTGAGGACATGATTACACGCAACACCACGACTGTGCGTGTCCTAAAGAATCGCTTTAGCGGCGAGACAGGGCGTTGTGCTGATCTGTTGTACGATAAAGACACTGGTAGAATGGTTGAGACTATGTTTAAGGAGGATGGTTTATAGTTTTGTAAAAGCAACGTATATGACGCATTTAGGTGTTTTATGTGTCGTATAAGGTGAAAAGCAATATATAAGGCGCATTTAACTTAAAGAGGAATGTTTATGATGACTAAAGAAAAATCTTGTGGGCTTTGTCCTGCACGGCTTCGGTTTAGTGAGCCTGCTTTGTGTCCTAAATGCACAGAGTTGGTTGCAATGCTAAATCGCCTATGGATTGTCAGAGATAAAGGAGACAGCAAATGAAGTGCTTAGCTTGTGACACACTATTGACAGACTACGAAGCTACGCTAAGAAACGTCGATACTTTAGACTACATTAGCGAGTGTTTAGAATGTATTAGAAACTCTAATGGCGTGTTTGACTTGCACGAACGCCTAGACCTTAAAACCGTACACGACATTGACTTGGATACAGAATGCTAACCATTGATATAGAGACAGATATGAAACACAGCACTATTTGGTGTGCTTGTGCCGAGGATGTCGCTACAGGTGAGACGACTGTACACACCGAAGCTAAGACGCTACAGGCGTTGATAAACAAGCACGACAGCATTCTAACGTATAACGGCTTAGGCTTTGACGTGCCAGTGATGGCGGCGGTGTGGGGTATTAGTGTAGAAGGTAAGCAGCACGTTGATGCTATGGTGCTGTCTCGCCTTTTTAACCCTGCACAGGCAGGTGGTCACAGTTTGCGGAGTTGGGGCGAGCGTCTGGCGTACCCTAAAGATGACTTCACCGACTATGACGGAGGCTTGTGTGAGGAAATGATTACTTACTGCAAGCGTGACGTTAACCTGACCACTAAGGTTTATAAGACAGTGACGGCTGACCTGAAGAAGGCTAAGTTCACGCAGGACGTTATAGACCTAGAACACGCTGTGACGGCTGAGCTAGAGTTGCAGCGCAGTAATGGCTTTAAGATTAACTTACCAATGGCTAACGAGCTTTACAGCAGGCTGACGTATCGTATGCGTAAGGTAGAAGAGCAGCTACAGGCTGAGTTTCCTCCTATCGTGACAGAGCGTTGGTCTGAGAAGACAGGTAAGCAGCTTAAAGACAACGTAGAAGTGTTTAACGTAGGCAGTAGACCGCAGATAGCTAAGAGGTTACAGACTGTTGGTGTCAAGTTCACTGACAGGACTGAAGGCGGCGGCTACAAGATAGATGAGAACGTGCTAGAGGGTATTGATAATCCTTCGGCGCAGCTTGTTGCTGAGTATCTTCTATTACAGAAAAGAGCTAGTCAGGTAAGCTCATGGCTAGAAGCTGTAGCAGATGACGGCAGAGTGCATGGTCGTGTCTTTAGCAGCGGTGCAGCAACAGGTAGGATGACTCATATATCGCCTAACATGGCTCAAGTGCCTGCAACACGTAAGGCGCACGATGGCATGACACCAGTGCAGCGGCTCAAGGCTGAGCTAGGCGGTCAGTGTCGAGCTTGTTGGACTGTAGAGCAAGGCAACAAACTAGTGGGTATTGATGCGTCTGGTCTTGAATTACGGATGCTAGCCCACTATATGAAGGACGAGGACTACGTTAACACCATCTTAGACGGCGATATACACAGCGCCAACCAAGCAGCGGCAGGACTCGACACACGCGACCAAGCTAAGACGTTCATCTACGCATTCCTGTATGGTGCAGGTGATGAGAAGATAGGCAGTATCGCAGGCAAGGGCGCTAAACATGGGAAGAAGCTAAAGAAGGACTTCCTTGACAATATACCATCGCTAAAGGCGTTGAAGGAGTTAGTAGAGAAGATAGCAGCAAACGGCAGTCTACCTAGTTTAGACGGCAGAAGGATACGCATACGCAAGGCTTATAGTGCGTTGAACTTCCTCTTACAAGGAGGCGGCGCAGCGCTTATGAAGAAAGCATTGCTGAACGGTGTCGAGAGTCTTAGAGAGCAGAACATACCTTTTAAGATGGTCGCCAACGTACACGATGAGTTTCAAGTAGAGACGCCAGAGGCTTTCGCCAAGGCTGTAGGACTACACTTTCGTAATGCGATACGTAAGGCAGGTGACGATTTTGAACTACGTTGCCCTATGGATGGTGAATTTAAAATAGGAGATAACTGGAGTGAAACACACTAGCGAATGGAAGTTTGTACGCAAAAACAGCAAAGGCGAAAGTATTCTTAGAAGAGACACAGATGAAACTTTAGAGGAGGTTTTAGATTTCTTAAAAGATATAAAAGGAATAGAAGTTGAGGTGTTCTTAAAAGCTACTCTTATTAGTATTTATGTCGATTGGAGACGCTACGATTACTACTGGACTACCGGAAGATGGTGTCAGAGAAAATCAAACTATCCAAAAACACATTATCATTCTAAAGGAATTGAAGATTTTTTTAATAGGTTTTTAAAGAAAGACATAAAAAACTACTCAGAAGAGCCTGATACACCTTTAGTTACTGAAACTCATTGACTTATATACATATTTAGTGATAAAATCCACAAACCTTAATTAGGAGAAATACTATGCAACAAGCAAAACCCACAACCCTCAAGACAACTCTATTCTGGGCGAACCTGTCTACTAAGAATGAAATGTCTGGCAAGTATCAAGTTGATCTGTCTAATCTCTCTGACGCAGCCATTAGTGCTTTAGAAGAGCGAGGCTTGCAAGTAAAGAGCAAAGACGATGATCGTGGTAGCTTCCTCACAGTCAAATCTACTAATCCGATACGTGCTTACAACACTAGCGGTGACGAGATTAGCTGCTTAGTTGGTAACGGCTCTACTGCCACCGTTGCTGTAGGTACTTACGATTGGGACTTTCAAGGAAAGAAAGGTCGTTCACCAACGTGTATGAAGCTAGTTATCAATGACCTTAACGAGTACACACCAGAAGTCAACGTAGACGTTAGCTTAGAAGAAGCTCTGTAATGCTTCTAATTGATGGCGATATATTTTGCTATCGGGCGGCTTGTGCGTGCGAGAATGACGCACAAGTCTCTTTAGACAACGCTACAGCGCAAGTTAAACGAGCTTTCAACTCTATCCTCACTGACGTTCTAGTACGTTATCCTGACCACGACTACATACTTTATCTAACCGGAGGCGACAACTTCAGACATGACGTTGCCGTCACTGCTCCGTACAAAGGAAACAGGAAAGGCGCAAAACCTATTCTGCTGCCTGCTATACGCGAGTATGCTATTGGTTACTGGGAAGCAGTCATGATCGAAGGTGAAGAGGCTGACGATGCTATAGCTGTTGCTGCTTCGTCTGTTTACTTGAACGATGAGCCTATCATGGTAAGCATTGATAAAGACTTCGATCAAGTGGCAGGTATGCACTATAACTTTGTAAAGAAAGAAGAGTACTTCGTTAGCGCAGAGATAGGCTTGAAGAGCTTTTACAAGCAGATACTCACAGGCGACGCTATTGACAACATCATTGGTGTTGACGGTATAGGCGCAGGTGGCGCACACGAACTGATTGGCAACTGCCGCAAAGAAACTGATATGTGGGACATTTGCGAAGACCAATTAGGCTATGACAGGGCGTTGGAGAATGCACGTCTACTGTGGCTAAGACGCACAGCAGGGCAGATGTGGATGCCTCCACGAGAACGTCCTACAGGAGTACGCTTTTATGGCGAAGCAACTAGTACCGCGCACTAGAGCCGGAAAGACTTGGACAGAAGCACGTTATTGGCAGTTCATACGATCAGCGCTTAGACAGGCTTACAGTCGTTACCCTGTTAAGTTTCAAGTTAAGAAGGACGCAGAGCGTACAGTAGAAGGTTGCAGGCACAAGTACGAGTATCAATGTGCTGAGTGTTCAGAGTGGCATACCAACAAAGAGATACAGGTAGACCACATCATTCCGGCAGGCAAACTAAGCAGCTATAAAGACATTGCAGGCTTCTCAGAGAGGTTGTTCTGTGAAGCAGACGGTATGCAGGTCTTGTGCGTAGAGTGTCACCAGAAGAAAACTAACGCAGAACGTGCAGCGAGGAAGAAGACATGAGACATTTTGTCATACCAGACACGCAGGTTAAACCAGACTCTAATATAGAGCATCTGACGTGGGCAGGTAAGTATGCAGTTGCTATGAAGCCTGAAGTTATTATCCATTTAGGTGACCACTGGGACTTTCCTAGTCTGTCTAGCTATGACAAAGGTAAGAAGTCTTTTGAAGGCAGACGTTATCAAGCAGACGTAGAGTCAGGCAAGGTTGCTATGCAGGCTTTCCTAGCTCCTATCAAGGAAGAACAAGCACGGCAACGCGCTAACAAGCACAAGGTGTGGAAACCTAAGCTAGTGTTCTTACTTGGCAACCACGAGAACAGGATCACTAGAGCAGTAGATGATAGTCCTGAGCTTGAGGGTTTGATGTCGTTTGCTGACCTTGGTCTAGAGAAGATGGGTTGGGAAGTTGTGCCGTTCTTAGAAGTTAAGATGATTAACGGCATAGCCTACTCACACTACTTCACCTCTGGCGTTATGGGTCGTCCTGTATCGTCTGCTAAGCTAATGCTGACTAAGAAGATGGTTAGCTGTGTCATGGGTCACGTACAAGACAGGGACATCGCCTACGCACGTAGAGCTGACGGTGTGTCAGTCACTGGTCTGTTCGCAGGCATCTTCTATCAAGAAGACCAAAGCTATCTCACACCGCAGACTAATCAGTCTTGGCGTGGGCTTTGGATATTCAACGAAGTAAACAACGGCAGCTTTGACGAGCTGCCAATTAGTATGTCCTACCTTAGAAAGAAGTACGGAGAGTCTACGAATGAGTAAAACATTCACAGAGATAAAAGAGCAGCTGTCTCTCTTAGATGAGATAACTGTACTTGAGACGTTAGAGATTAACTCTACGGAGCTTGTAGAACGCTTCGAGGATAAGGTAGAGGACAAACTAGATCAAATAATCGAAGACTTAGGAGAAAATGACGATGAGTTTTCTTGACCATTCACCTGCTGAAGAGTGGGACGCAATAAGTAAGAAACGTAGAGCGCACGCTAGACGTGTCAGTGAGCAAATTAACGCTGAGCAGAGAGCCTCAGAGCCTACAAAGGATGCTATCAACCCTAGCCACTACAAAGGCAACGGTATTGAGTGCATTGAGTACATTAAAGAGCGGCTCAGTAAAGAAGCCTTTATAGGCTACCTTAACGGCAACGTAATCAAGTATACGCATCGTTGGCAAGACAAGAACGGTGTAGAAGACTTACGCAAAGCACGTTGGTACTTAGA